CTAGATGTGAATATTTAATACAAAGTTACGACACCGCATTTTTAAAACGTGAGATGGCGGACTACTCTGCTATAACCACGTGGGGAGTATTTTATCCAGAAGGCAGTTTAGGTGAAAACTTTTATGACGGCACTGTACCTCATATAATTTTACTAGACGCAATTAAAGGTAGGTATAGTTTTCCTGAACTTAAAGCTATCGCCCTTGAACAATATCATGAGTGGCAACCTGACGTAACTATCATAGAGGGTAAAGCTAGTGGTATGCCTTTAACTCAGGAACTACGTAACATAGGTATCCCTGTCCAGAACTTTACTCCTTCAAAGGGAAATGATAAAGTAGCTAGGGTAAATGCTGCTGCTCCATTATTTGAGTCAGGTATGGTTTGGGCTCCTGATACTAAATGGGCGAATGATGTTATAGAGGAGTGTGCTATGTTTCCTGCTGGTGATCACGACGATCTAGTAGACTCAACCACTCAAGCACTATTACGTTTTAGGCAAGGTGGTTTTGTAAAACTACCGAGTGACTATGAAGACGAAGAACTATATCCCAAACGAAAAATAAGTTATTATTAAACCATGGCAGTAGAAAGAAAAAATTTGCAAGAGGGTGGTCTCCCTCAAGAAGTAGAAGACGTCATTGAAGAATCTCTAGAAGTTGAACTTCCAGAGGAGATGAACGTACAAGGTGAGATGACCTCAGCTTTTGAAGTAGATCCCGCAGGTAACTTAGTACCTCTATTTGAAGAAGAGGAAATAGTTATAACCGAACACCAAGTAAACTTAGCAGAAGTTATTGACGAGATGTCTTTAGCAAGTTTGTCAGGCGAACTTTTAGATGCGTATGAAAGCGATAAAGATTCACGTAAAGATTGGCTTGATGTATTTACTAAAGGCTTAGACTTACTAGGTATAAAAACAGAAGAACGTGAAGATCCTTTCCCTGGAGCTACAGGTGTACATCACCCTTTATTAAGTGAAGCGGTAACACAGTTTCAAGCTCAAGCTTATAAAGAGTTACTTCCTAGCGGAGGTCCTGTAAAAACAAGGATCATGGGTAATGAAAGCCCAGAAGCTAACTCACAAAGTCAACGTGTAAAAGAATTTATGAACTATCAGATCACTGAAGTTATGCAAGAGTATGACCCAGAGATGGATAGTTTATTATTTTACCTACCGTTAGCTGGTAGTGCATTTAAAAAAGTGTACTACGATAACCTTTTAGGTAGAGCTACTAGTAGATTAGTCAAAGCAGAAGACCTAGTTGTGTCTTACGAGACTACAGATTTAGAAACTAGCCCACGTTTTACTCACGTTATCAGTATGACAGGTAACGATTTAAAGAAATTACAGATGAATGGTACTTACCGTGACGTACAAATCGGTGAAGCAGGGGTAGATTTAGAATATAACGAGGCTAAAGAAAAAATTGATGACCTACAAGGTATACAACCACCCCTAGCAGACTATACAGAGTACTCAGTTTTAGAGTTACACGTCAATTTAGAGCTACCTGACATAGATAATTACGGTTTTGCTGTACCTTATATAGTAACAATCCTTGAAGATAGTGGTGAAATACTGTCTATTAGACGTAACTGGGAGCAAAATGACGAATTATTCCGTAAAAAAGAGTATTTTGTACATTATAAGTTCCTTCCAGGACTTGGATTTTACGGTTTTGGCTTAATTCACATGATTGGAGGGCTTACTAAGTCCGCTACATCAGTTTTACGTCAATTAATTGACGCTGGTACGTTAAGCAACCTACCTGCAGGGTTTAAAGCACGTGGTATGAGAGTACAAGGTGAAGATGAACCCCTACGTCCAGGAGAATTTAGGGATGTTGACGTTCCAGGAGGCACAATCCGTGATGCATTGATGCCTTTACCTTATAAAGAGCCTAGTAATGTACTGGCTCAGTTATTAGGAGTCATTATTGACTCAGGTAGAAGGTTTGCCAGCATAGCAGACATGCAAGTAGGAGATATAGGTAGTCAACAACTACCTGTAGGCACTACTGTAGCCATGTTAGAACGTGGTACTAAGGTTATGTCAGCTATACATAAACGTTTACACTTCGCTCAGAAAAAAGAGTTTAGATTACTTGCTGGTATTTTTAGTAAAAGCTTACCTCCTATATATCCTTACGATGTTCCAGGAGCCTCACGTGAAATAAAAGTCACAGATTTTGACGACAAGGTCGATATACTACCTGTCAGTGACCCTAATATATTTAGTATGGCACAAAGAGTTATGTTAGCTCAGCAAGAACTACAGATGGCACAAGCTGCACCACAAATCCATGATTTACGGGAAGCCTATAAGCGTATGTACGAAGCTTTAGAAGTTAAGAACATTGACGCTATATTACCGCCTGTACAAGAGATACCGCCTCGTGACCCTATAAGTGAACAACAAGCAGCAATGACAGGTCAACCTATCAAAGCTTTTGAGTTCCAAAATCACGAAGCCTATATAGGCGCTCATAGTTCATTCTTACAGAATCCTATGATGGCGCAAAATCAAACTGCGCAACTTGCTATAAGTGCCAACATACAAGAACACCAAGCTATGCTTTATAAACAACAGATAGAGCAGGTACTAGGTCAACAACTACCAGAGCTAGGCGCTCAAATACCACCTCAAGTGATGAATGAGTTAGCACAACTTGCAGCTCAAGCTACACAGGTAGTAACAGGTCAAGCTCAAGCTATGGCTCAGGCGCAGGCTAACGCACAGACTAATCCTATAGTGGAATTAAAACAACAAGAAATAGCACAAAAAATGCAGTCAGATGCCTTAAAATCTCAAGTAGATTTAGCTAAAATAGAATCTAATGAAGCTATCGCAGAAATGAAGATAGCTCAAGATAGGGAGGAAGCCCTCATGAAAGAAAAAGAGAGCATCCGTAAAACTTACTCTGAGATACTCAAAGACGTAAGAGACTCAGACAATCAAAACAGAGGAATATAAAATGCCAGGATCAAGAGCAATGTTTGCAAAAATGATGAAGAAAAAAGCAACTAAAAAGAAGAAAAAACCAGTTGCTAAAATACGTGGCGGTGCCATGAAACTGAAGGGTGGTGGTAAAGCCAAAAAACGTGGTAAGAAAAAAGCCACAAAGAGGAAATAATTATGAAAGAAGTAAAAGTCAAAGGTCCTAATAAAATTGACTTATCTCAACCTGTCACTGTAGGTGATATACTTTATAAAAAAGTATTCGGTCAAGGTAAAGTTAAAACTCAAGGGACAGGTGCTGCAACTCAAGGCACACAACACAACGCTGATTGGAGTGGTAAAGAATAATGCCTTTTAAAGATTATTCAGAAAAACAGAAACAACTTGCTGGTATAGCAGAGCCTAAAAAAGTTTTAGACGGTAAAGATTTTGCTGCACTAAGAAAAGGCAAAGCTAAAATGAAGCATGGTGGTGAACCTAATTCAGTTATGTGTAAAGGTCAAGGTAGAGTTAGTAAAAAGAAAGTTACTAAATTAACTTAAAAGAGTTATAATTTTTTGAAATGGCTGAATACAAAGGCAAAAAAGTTACACTTAATAAACCGAGACGTATTAAGAAAGGCGATCCAGGATATGGTAAAAAGACTAGAGAAGTTTTTGTACTAGACAATGGAAGAGTCAAACGAGTAACTTTTGGTGACCCTAAATTAGGAGCGCATCCAGGAAATAAAAAACGTAAAAAATCCTATTGTGCTCGTAGTAAAAGTTTAGGTAACGATAGAACTAAAGCTAATTATTGGTCTCGCAAGCAGTGGAAATGCTGATAGATAAATTAAAGAAACAAATAGCAGAAAGAAAAGAACAATTAACCCAAACTCTAGCGAGTGGTAGTGTTCAAAACTTTGAAGATTATCAAAAAGTCGTAGGCGAAATAACAGGTCTGTCGTTTACGGAGTTCTTAATTAGTGACCTGCATAAGGATATAGAAGATGAATAAAGAAGTGAAAGCTTTTGGTAAAGGTGGCGAGCCGATACCTAATACAGTCGACCGTTTTGAAAACAAAGAACCAGAAGTGGTTGAAGAAAAGGAAGACTTAAAATTTACCCCTGACTCTGTTCAAGACGACTCTAGTTTAAAAGAACAACTCCCTACCCCCACAGGCTACAGACTATTAGTTTTACCTTTCAGTAGAAAGCAAAAAACTAAAGGTGGTTTATACCTAGCTAATGAAACATTAGAAAAAGAACGTATAGCCACAAATGTAGGATACGTAGTATCACTTGGTCCAGACGCATACGCTGATAAGGATAGATATCCTGGAGGTGCATGGTGTCAAGAAGGGGACTGGGTGATATTCGGCAGGTACGCAGGAGCACGAATCAAGATTGAGGGTGGCGACTTGCGTTTATTAAACGATGATGATGTATTAGCTGTGATCTCTGATCCTGAAGACGTAGTGTCTGGCTAATATAAATCACGCAACTATAGGAGCAAAACATGGCAGATGAAGCCTTGCAACAAGAAGTAGAACAGGAAGAGTTAACGGAAGTTGAACTCCCTGAGTCTGAAGAAGAGACGGAAGAAGAGGTTGTTGAAGAGGAAACTCAAGAGGAACCTAAAGAAGAAGCAAAAAGTGACTCTAATGAGATAGAAGACTATAGCGAAAGCGTACAAAAACGTATAGCTAAGTTGACTTATAAAATTAGAGAAGCTGAAAGACGTGAGCAGGCAGCAGTGGATTATGCTAAGTCTGTTCAAGACGAATTAAATAAAACCAAAAATAAACTTTCAAAAACTGATCAAAACCTTTATGATGAGTATAAAGGTAGAGTTGGTTCTCAATTAGGAGCTGCACAAGACCGATATAAAAGGGCTTATGAGAATGGTGATACAGACGCCATGATGGAAGCTCAAAAAGATATTGCTAAATTAGCAGTTGAAGAAGAAAGTTTAAATCGAGTCAAAGCTAAAGAATCAACCGAGACCGAACAACCTGTTGAAAATGTTGAAGAAGTTATCAATGAAAAGGTACAAAGTCAACAACCACCACAGGTACAGCCAGACCCAAAGGCTCAAGAGTGGGCTAAAAAGAATGACTGGTTCGGTAACGACGTAGCTATGACTACTAGTGCTTTTGCTTTTCATAGGCAACTAGTAGAACAAGAAGGTTACGATCCTACTTCTGATGATTATTATGCAGAAGTAGATAGAAGGTTAGCTGAGGCTTTTCCTCATAAGTTAGGAAAGACTCAACAGAACACAGTGAACGAGGTTGTAGCTGGTTCAAGTAGAGGATCTACTACAGCAAGAACACGGTCACGTAGGAAAGTACAACTCACACCGAGTCAGGTAGCAATAGCAAAAAGATTAGGTGTGCCACTAGAAGAATATGCTAAGCATATTAAGGAGTAAAAAATGGTAGAAGATAAAAATACTACTAAAACAGATCGAAACTCCAGATCTGCAGAAACTCGAGAAAATAAATCTCGTAGAAAACCATGGAGTCCACCGTCATTACTTGACGCACCTACTCCACCAGAGGGCTATGTATACAGATGGATACGTGAATCTATGGTGGGTCAACAAGATCAGGCGAATATGTCAAAACGTATTCGTGAAGGTTGGGAGCCAGTTATGGCTAAAGACCATCCTGATTTTGAGTCCCCATCAATTGAAGAAGGTAAACATGCTGGTGTCATAGGAGTTGGTGGCTTAATCCTCGCAAAGATGCCGACTGAGACCGTTGCTGAAAGAAGAGCTTATTACTCTCAATTAGCTAACGATCAAATGGATGCAGTGGACCACAATCTTATGCGAGAGAGTAATCCTATTATGCCTATTGATCAACCCAATAGGTCTTCTAAGGTTACTTTTGGAAGCGGAGGTTCTAAAGGCTAGTTCTTTAGAACTATAATTTGAACTTATATTAACATATTAAGGTGATATAAATGGCTAATGTAAATGATCCTAATGGATTTACACCAGCGTACCACATAAGTGGGGGCACAATTAGACCATCCGAGTTCGCAATCCAAAGTGGAGCTACAGGTGATATTTTTTCAGGCGATGTAGTAAAACTTGCTAGTGGTTACGTTCTTCAGGGTGGTGCTACTGATGCACCACTAGGTGTGTTCTATGGTGTACAATACACAGCGACTGATGGTACACCAGTATGGTCAAGAAAATGGCCAAGTGCTACCACAACTCTAGGTTCTGCAGATGCTAAAGCATATGTATATGCTGATCCTGACATTGTATATGAGGCGCAGTACACTGGTACTCCTACTCAAGCAGATGTCGGTAAAGTACATACTATCTCTACAACTGCAGGTGATACTAACAATAACCGTTCGAAAGAAGGTGTGACTACTACAACAGCTAGTGGTATTGCTAAACAAGTTGGCTTCGTCGACAGACCTGACAACTCAATTGGGCAATATGCTAGAGGTTATTTTGTATTCCCAGCTTCTACTTTCGGTAACGACTAAAAGGTGATATAAATGGCAATTAATAGAGCTCAATTAGTAAAAGAACTCGAACCAGGATTGAACGCACTTTTTGGTTTAGAGTACGATCGTTATGAAAACGAACATGCTGAAATTTTTGATACTGAAAATTCTGACAGAGCTTTCGAAGAGGAAGTAATGTTGGCTGGCTTCGCACAAGCTCCAGTTAAAGGAGAAGGTGCTGCAGTTAGTTATGACACAGCTCAAGAAACTTTCACATCTCGTTACACCCATGAAACTGTAGCTTTAGCTTTCTCATTGACAGAAGAAGCAATCGAAGACAACCTCTACGATAGCCTATCTTCTAGATATACTAGAGCTTTAGCACGTTCAATGGCTAATACTAAGCAGGTTAAAGCTGCGAATGTTCTCAATAATGGTTTCTCAACTTCCTTCCCAGGAGGCGACGGCAAACCTTTATTAACTACTGACCACCCAACATTAACTGGTGGGGATCAGTCAAACGAACCTTCAACTGCTGCAGACTTGAATGAAACTTCCTTAGAGAATGCTTTAATTGATATTTCTCAGTTTAAAGATGAAAGAGGTATTAAAATCAATGTTCAAGCTAGAAAATTGATTGTACCACCTCAACTTCAGTTTGTAGCTGAGAGAGTACTTCAGTCTCCAGGAAGAGTATCAACTTCTGATAATGACATCAACGCAATGAAAAACATGGGAATGTTCCCAGAAGGTTACGTTGTTAACCATTATCTAACAGATACTGATGCTTTCTTCATCAAGACTGACGCTCCTAACGGTATGAAGCACTTCGTAAGATCACCAATGTCAACTGGCATGGAAGGTGACTTCGAGACAGGAAACGTAAGATACAAAGCTAGAGAAAGATATTCTTTCGGCTTTAGTGACTGGCGTGGAATGTATGGTTCACCAGGAGCCTAATCCTTTCGGGGTGGGATACTAGGTTGTATCCTTTAAGGGGAACGT